NTCACCGTCGCCAGCCTCGCTTCGATAGCGGCAGCCGCGACCTCACCATAGACGGTAGCGGTTATATCGATCGTTTTCGGCACGAAGTTCACGGCCGTGACTTCCTGGTTCGCTACAAGATGCTTTTCCTTCACGGGATATGAATAGGGATCTCCGTTGAAGTGCTCTTCGATCTCCGCGAGCTGAGAAGCGGTAGCCTGCGCGCCGCCCTTCGCGACAACAACCAACTCAATCGTCTTCGGTCCGAAACCTTCTTCTATAGCTTTCGCGCGAGAGAACGGCTTTGACCCGGCCGCGTCGACGTAGCTCTTCGCCAAGGTCTCTACGTCACTTGGCCCAAGTGCGATGTCCTTGACCCTCAGTGTAGCCGGTCCAGCGATCTTCGCCTGCTCCAGGCTCGCCTCGTCCGCGCCTTCCGCCTTCGACCACCCAGAGGCGGGGCGCGGGTTCCAGATCCTGTTCACGTACGTGAGACTAGTTTTGTCCACGGTGATCGTATCCGCACCGACATTGCCATCGAGGTCCGCACCATAACGATAGTCAGCCGCAACGTTGTCAACGCCCACGGGTGGGATCTTGCCCTTGATTCCGTCACCGGTCACGACCGTAGCCCGATCATCTTCACCGATTTCCACGATGCAATGTTTGTCCGTTGGAGCAGAGAACAAGAAGTTGTCCACCTCCGCCCACAGCTCTCCTTCTACCTCGAACTCCATTGTGCCCGAGATGTAGTTGTCCCTCGTGGTCTCGAATCGCTGGTCTGCTGTCCCGTCCGATGACGCTAGAGGATCGTCGCTCTGCGTGCGGCCCTGGGTAGAAGTTGCCAGAGCGTACTGCTTGCCCTGGTCAAGCCGGCCGTACTGGAAGGTGGGGAGATCCACAACTGCGTCCACGCTTATTACCCTATAGCGCAACCATTGGGCATCGACTCCGTTCACGGTACCGATTTTCCAATCGCGAGTTAGCGTCTGCGGGAGAGAGAACTCGACGTTACCGTCCTGGGAGAGCAGCGCCGATCCGTCAACAAGATCCTGAACCTCCTCCCAATCGCTTCCCACTGTGTAGTCAGAAGTAACAGTGCTCGGCGTTGTCTGCCCGAGATAGGAATCTACCACGCAGTAATTCTTCGCCACAGAAAAACCGCTACCGCTAGGAATACCGAAAGCACTTTCAACATCCGAGTATGCCGCTGAGACATTCAAGCGTACACGAATCTGCGTTCCGCTCTTAACAGCGCTGCCGAGATAGTCGGTAAGATCGAAAAGGAGCTTCCCCGCCGATGGCACATCGATCTTCACTTCCGTCGGTTCCGTTTTATCGAAGTTCCCGTCGTAGTACTCCCAGATACCCTTGATACCATCGGTACCACCGGACATGCCCGCTACTGTAAAATTCACATTAGTCACGTTCTCGGTGACCGCCTTGTTGCCCTCAGTGCCGAAATTGTCATGCGTCAGTGTAACCACGTTACCGGAACCGCTCGCTGTAATGAGTAGACTGGCACCAACACCGTTGATTGCCGTCCTGACCGTGGTGGCAACCTCGCTCGAAGTGGTATCACCGGATATGTCCACCTCGATGTTCGTCGAATTGTAACCGCCCGGAGGTGTGTAAATGCCAGTCACATTGAACCAGAAATTAACAGCCGGGTTCGTGCCGTCGTCCAGCGTGAAGTAGTCGCCATCGCCCATCCAACTCTGGATAATGCAGTTTATAGTTCCGGTTGGCTTCGTGCCAGCCATGGGCGTCGTGAACCACAGCCCGAGCTTATCCCACATGATGTGCTTGTGGCCGAAGTAGATCGCGTCCTTCGTAGCCACCGCACCGGTCCACGGTGTCCAGTCGTCGGCTGGTGTCGTCTGTGAGTTTGCCTTGTCCGTGTAGTCCGTGTACGTCGATCCCTCCAGACCGAATACGTAGGAGAATTGATCCGTGCGGTCGATTGTCACCGCCGTGGGCCGCTCGAAGATCACTGGATCAACGCCGGTCTCCCGCTCGGTGGAAGTGAGTGCGCCCTCTGGAATCAACTCGTATGCGGAGGTAAAGACCTTGCTGAGTTCGTAGACGATATCCGCTGAGGCCGGGCTCGCGGTTGCCAGCTCGTAGTCGATGAGACGGAGCATGTTCCTCACGCTTTCCGTTAACTGCGCGGTTGGAAGCGTGGCTTCATTGGCCACCAGATCCAGAAGGCAGTTGTTGATGTGCCCGACCAGAGCCTGCATGCGCAGGAACTGCATGAAGGGATCGTACTCGCTCTCATCCGTGTGCTCCGGTAAATTCTGTCTCTTATAGGTGGTCAGCGCATCAAGGATTTTCGCGTAGTAGAAAGCGGAAAATTCAAAATCTGGGATCTGTATGGTTGTCATGGGGATAGCTCCTTCTACTTGCTCGTAAACGTCCGCGCAAACGGGCGATCCTCATCGCTCTCGATATCGTGGTAAATGAATTCCAACGTCAGTTCGCCTTCGTCCGTAGTCCAGCGGAGAGTATCCGTCAGAAGCCGGAAGCGGTGCAGCGCTTCAAAGCGGTCGAAGATGGATCTAACTTTCCGCAGGATTCTGGCCCGTGAAATGGGATCGCTGATGTCGAATATCATATCCACGCCGAGCCCGATATCCTGCTGAAAAGCGTGGTCGTTGTCGCAGTCGGAGAGCGCTGCCATGATAACCTGCTTGTTATCGTCTTCTCCCTCCACCATCGCCGCCCCGCCCATCGAGTCAACACCCACCGGAAGTTTCAGACCCTTGGCCATTGATCAGCACCTCTCTCTCAATCCAGCGCACACGGTGGAATGAGTGGCAATGCGGGCAGCGCGGGCACAGCCGGTACCCCGGGCGGTATCGGGATCGGAAGTTTCAAAGTCGGTAGTGGGGGCACCACCAGCACATCCGGAAGCTGGGGAAGTGCGGGCAACTTTGGTATCGCCGGAATACCTGGTGGTACAGGAAACGGAAGTTTCAGCGGAGGCAGTGGAGGCACTACCAGCACATCTGGAAGCTTGGGTAGCGGCGGTAGCTTCGGAATCGCGGGCACGCCCGGAGGTATGGGGAAAGGCAGCTTCGGAATCGGTATCTCTGGGAATATGCATTTGCTCATAGTCTCATTTCGTTTTCACCACTGTACTCAATGAGGTCGGTGGTGGTGTAACTGTCGGAGGAGAAGACGGCGAACCAGAACCGCCAGAGGTGTGTATATGCGTCTCTGCCCAAGCGTACCATTCTGTTCCGCGAATTATCGGCTGATCCGCACCGTCGCCCAAGTTCACAGAACCGGCCTTTAAGTCGCAGTTCTTGCAACTAACGGTCACCGCTTTCTGTCCCAGAATCTGGATCGCGCCCTGCTTCATGTCGATAATATTTCCGTGCTTGTCGATCAGCCGAAGTCCTACTTCATCTGAAGCAATCAGATTCCCGTTCTCGTCAACGATCGTTATCGCCCCGTTCTTCGCGTCAATATAGACTAGCGAGCCAGTCTTGTTCTGCATGACGACGGATCCATCGGCATCGAACGCGATATAGGAATACTTATCCTCGTTGTCCTCCTTTGCGTGCCAGGTGAGACGGACTTGCTGCGCTCCATCAGTATCGTCGAACATTAGAATATGACCATTGGGTGTGGCGAATCCACGGCGCTTGCCGTAGGTAGTCTCCTGTTTGAAATCATCATGTACAGGAGTCGGTGCCTCTTCAGCTTCGTGGTAAAATCTTTTTCCTCTCCAAGTGATCTGCGGGTTCATGATCATGCTCTGTCCCGGCACCTCATCGTCGTCTGTAGAGACCACCCCCTCTATCTCCACATGCTCGTCCACATCTGGAACGTAGAACCAACCCCAGTCCAGAAGCGGCTCAATCCATCCCGGGAGCACGGCTTCTGGATCGCCTGTCAGATCGGCGCAGGTGACCTTAATTCTTCCTCTGAACTCGGAATCGTTGTTCGCTATGACTTTCGCGATGTACTTCTCTATGACATTCGGCATCCGAACTAACCCTCCAGTATCTTTCTGGCCGAAAACTGGCAACGATAACCAGACTCAGTTTCCATGATATGGCGAACCTTGGAAAAGTAGTACTTTCCGTCGTAGGGAATCCCCATCCCTTCAAGACGATGCACTTGTCTTGCAAGCAGACTCTCCATACCGATGACTGTTCCGCTGCCGACTATGAATTGCTCTCGCATTCGCCGGTACCACTGGGACGCCCATACTTCCAAATCCTTTTTGTTTCGGAATACCACATTTGTTTTTGTGGTAAAGCTAAAATTGCCGATGAAAAACTTTACAGCCTCGGCGCTTTCTGGTGCTTTTTCCATCTCCTCTATTGCGCCGGTGTGCTGGAGATCCGCTTCGAGACCAAGTTCTTCATGAATTTCCGCTTCCAAGGGCCAGCCAAAACGAAGGCCAGCGGGGTGTCTATTCGCAGTTTGAACCCGTATGCTCGTAAAGTGTTCCCGAAAAACCATCTCGGGTACAAAGTTCAGGAGAGTAGTTTTATCACCTTGATTATATCGAAAAGTATATACACGATCCTGGACACCAAGGGGTTCTGTAGGATCCCTGAAGTGTAGTGTCCAACCAGTTTCGTAGTCGTAGTCCACCCAAAAAAGATAACCTGTCAAGTTCGCTAGCCCTTGCACAAGCTGATAGTCCGACATCATTGAAGGTTGCTGGATCTCGCCCTTTATGAACGGCGTGGGGTCGATATCTGGATAAAACTGATACCCTGACGATCGTTCATCGACGACTTTATCGACCGTCGTGTCTCTGAAAACAATAGTACCTCGTGCCCGTTTGAGCACGGCCTTCCATCTTAGTTTCTCTTCCCACTTCTTGGCTCGGCTGAGTCTCGCTTCGATCTCCTTGATTCGTTTTTTCCCACCTGGATCGGGTTTCTGCTCCTGCATCAGATAGTCTTTGGTATAGCCGGTTACCTCCACAATAGGTATACCATCGGTAGGAAATGAGACTCTTGGAGTCATGAGAATAACACGCCCAACTCTGCTAACGAGTCCACCATAACCCATCCAAATATCCATCTCATTCCCGGGAGCAAGCACCTTGGATTTGGACAGCAAAAAATCCGGATTAAAAGCCGTAATCCTGGCCGTATCGACAATTCCATCCGCACTCTCGTATTCTACTCGTTGAATGAACTGGGTGATATCGGATCGAAGTTCATGGCCCGCAACTTCCAAGCTATAATGCGGCGCTAAATCCTCACCTGCCATCTTTTCTACTCCAGAACAACGTGCGAAGTGCTCTCCACATTCAGCCTGTCGAATGCTTCAACACGCAGATCCCTCTGAGGTGTAGCCTTTCTACCATAGGCGGTCCTCAGTGCAATTGATGTGGGCTGTGCCCTTTCTTTCCTCAGTGTTTCAGCGCTTGGAAGCTTCACGACATCACCAGCCTCAAGCAGCGCCTGATCCGGATGTCTGCTTCTGATCACGACGCCCATTAGCGGATTGTCGTACTCCCGCTGACATAGCCATTCGTAGTAGTCGTGATCTCGCGCACGGTGGTACCGGGTCTCGCCCCCGGCTTCGACTAGAAGAGAGAACGTACATATTCGCGGAGATGCACGGTGAAGCTAATATCCCTAGGGCTTCCATCACTGCGGAAGCTAGCATAGGAAATGTCTGATAGTGCTTCGAGAAGACACTGGTCCACTTTCAAGGTAGAGTCCCCAACCCAGAAATGCAGAATCGGTGGGCGGAACAGATCGGGATCTCGCTTTGTCCAGGATTGAAGTAACCTAAGTGGTTTGGTCAGATCGTCGGTTATGACCTCTGCGTAGAGCCTGCCACGAAAGCTAACTGTCTCCGCATTGCCGTGCAGGAACTGCGTGATCGGGTGCTGGCGATTCAGTGGGCTTTCCGCTGCGTAGGCCGCGCTCAGCTCCTGAGTCGTGTCCTCGGGTGGGAACTGTCCCTCGATCTTATCGTCGGTATCCAGATTGTACAGGAACCATGAAACTTGCTTTCCAGCCATTATCAGGAACCTCTCACCGTAGCGGGCATTGCGCCGTGTTCCAAAACCATTCTCCGCTGCCACGGCGTGGACTTGAAACCAGCGCGTTCTTTGACTTCTTGTTGGTGTCTGGACATCCTCTGGCTCACCTCGCGGCCATCGATGTCAACACGATTACGGATGTCGATACTAAACTTGGGTCTAGGCGGTACAGCGGCGGCGGTTTCCTTCGCTGCTCTTGCTGCCTCTGTAGCCGCTTTGGCTGGAGCAACGCCGACCTCGGTCTGTGCCTGCCCTAGTTTGTTGATTTCTTCCAGCCTTGCATGGAATGCTTCTCGCTCCTTCCGCCTTTTTTCCTTAATAAGTCTATCAGCAAACGTCGCCGCTCTTACCTCACGGGCTGCAGTCTCCTCGCTAATGATCCCAAGCGCCGCTAGGCCTTTAGCCCCCGTTGCATGAGCCGAGGCAATTCCCCTCTCGAAAGAACTGCGCCACTCTTCCATCGCAGTGCGCAGAAGTTCAAAGACGAAGGCCAAACCCTTGATTATAGTTGTCAGCATTTTTGCTACCATTGAACCAAAAGCTCTGAAATAACTCATCGACTCACCGGTTGCTGATTTGGTCGCGGGACCAAGCCAGCCAAAAAGCGTCTCGAATAGTTGACCAAGCGTGTTAACCAAAGTCTCAATAGCCGATCTCAACGGCGCAAAGTAATCCATGAATCCCCTGAAGTACTCGCCTATCGTAGCGTCCAGAAATGCAAACACCGTCCCGACTACAGTCTTCAATGCTGTCCACGCCGCTTTAATAATGTCGATCGCTCCTGATACCCATTGCGCAACTCTCACCGTGTCTTTACCGTACTTCTTGGTCAGTTCCGTAACCCTTCGTTGCGCTTGCTCCGCATCGCTCCAGTCCACATCCAAGACCTCATCCAAAGCCTGACGGAAGTTTGAGATACTGCCCGCGAGATCATCGAAGGTGCCATCAAAAGATTTCAGCAACCGCAGACCTAGCTGCTTGCCCAAATTCGCGACCGAAGTGGTCATCCTCTTCCACTGATGCGTCGAGGTCTCTGACGCTTTTCGGAACGCTTCTTCTGTGGCTCCCGCGCCCTGCCGCATTCCTTCCATGGCCTCCGTAAAATTAGCGAAACCTTCCTGGCTAACCAGGTTGAGAATCGTGTTCCCCGCTTCCACTGAACCAAATAATTTATCGATAGCTACTTTGTCGCCTTTGGTTATTTCTACCAGATCAGCGAGGAACTTCGCCCAGCCCTTCGTCTGGACAGCGGCTGTGCTAAAATCTTTTTCAAGATCCCCGATCACCTCCTCAGCAGCTTTTGTCGGATGAGCTATTCCCGCAAGCACTGCCTTGAGCCCACTCATGGTTTCTGCCGTGACAACGCCACCCTTGGTAACAGCCACGATCGTGGAGAGCAGTTCGTCATAACTCAGTCCAGCTCCCTTGGCAACGGCTGCTGCGCGCCCCACGGAACGCGAGACCTCTTCGAATGTGGTTACGCCCTTTTTATTTGCGATGTTTATTGAATCAGCAACGCGCAATGCTTCTGGTGCCGTCTTCAAACCCCAGACATTCATGACCGTGGTGAGTCCGGATATAGCCGTCTTCACATCAGTGTAGCCTCCTACAGCGGCTTTCGACGCAACTTCCATGAAACCCAGTGACTCTTCCTGCTTCACACCTGCGGATATCGCCTGAAACGTCGCATCGGTCATATCCTTCGTCGCCATGCCGTATTTGTCGGACAAGCGGAGAATATCCTTCGTCATCATCTGCATCTGACCAGGCACGACATCCAGCAAGGTGCTGATCCGCGCCATGCCGGTTTCCAACTCCCCAGCGGACGTTATCATCTTCTTGAACGCAGCTGCTATGCCGGTTACTACCGCAGCTATACCCAACGTCGGCAAAAGCTTTCCAAAACTGCTGAACGCGTTTCCGGTCCGCCGCATCGCTGGTTGGACTTTATCGCTCGACTCCACGAAGCGGTTAAATGAACCTTGGGCTTTCTTCAAGCCACCAACGGCAGGTTTCTCGTCGAACGTAAGAATTCCACCGAGACCAAGGCGTTCGAAAGCCATCCGTCATCACCTCTTGGGTTTAATTGCTGCCCTCTCCTTCTCGTACTGTTTGACCAATCGCTTCATAAGCCATGACCGATCACTCCAAGTCAGATCCTCGACCTCGCTCCAGGTGAGCCCGCCTTTCATCCCGTATGTCAATAAGAAAGCTTCCTCCCTTAAGATCGCATCGCTGTCGATCGGGAGGACACTCCGAAAAAATCTTCTGATGCCCATTCTATGGAAGTTCGTATTTGCCTACTGCAAGCAGAACAATCCAGTTCCACCATTAGATCCGGACCCACCGACTGGGCATCGATATCTGCGGTCAACGTCTCGAAATCCAACTTCGTTAGCTCATCGAATTCGTGCGGGGCTAACGGCAATGGCTCCATATCACCGGCTGCGTAGACCGAACTATGGATCATAGATGCCTTCAACTCGCCGAAGTTACCACCGTCACTGCCAGCACTCTTCAACGCAGACCAGCGAGGCGGCCTGATTAGGAGATCTACTATCTCTTGATTCCGGATCTCGATCGGGGTTGCAAGCTTGTAACGCCATTCCGAGTCCTCAACTCTATCAACGGATCTAACTTCCAAGCTATCGAGGTCCGCTTTGAAGGGGATTTTCTCGCGACAGCGGGGACAGCTCAGTTGGATCGGTAATTCCGTACCCATGGACTGAACGCGAAGCCATAGGTAAGCGAACAGCACGTCGCCCATGTACATATCGTTGACAATCGCCAGTCTCTCCGAAAGAAGTTTCTTGTTGACGATCTTGTCCTTTACCACTTTGGATCCGAAATCATGGTGACCCAACTGTGTGCACATATGCGCGAGGACGATCGCTACGTACTGCCCGAATCTGGCGCTCTGCTGATGTTTTACCAGCGTGCCAAGTTCGCGTTCCTCTCTCAATTTCCACGCCCGCACCAAAATATCTTTGTGATATTTACCACTGGTATCGATCATACTAATGGGCAGGTGCGGACCCTGATCGATCAGAGGAACTTTTCGTAGTCCGTTATTTTTGGTTTCCGAGTCTTCCACGGTTCACCTCCAGTCGGTTCCGGTAACAATCGAAACCCTGTTAGGCCCAACCACTGGGCAGAGGTTAGAATTGCATTACTACTCAACCAAGCCAGAGTATCTCGTCTGCCTTGAACGTCCACTCCATGACGGCCAGCTCGCCTTCGTTCTCCATCGAGAGATCGGGCAATCCGCGCTTGAAGGGGTAAGTGCCGAGGACAGAGTACGAACGCAGGATATTTCCCGAGATACTCTGCAAGAGGAGCGTGCCAACTTTCTTGGACAGTGGATCCCCGGCCTTACAAAGTTGAAACCAGAGTTCAAGCGCGGCGATCTGCACCGTTTCGTGTAACGGAATTTTAATGGAGTATTCCGTGGGCATGCTGTCGCCTGTGGTAGCAGTCGTCTTGTCCGGGAGTTCCGTGGTCTGCAGTTCCTCCTCGATTCCGGAGATCTCCGTGATCGTGAGCGGAGGCAGTCCAAGGAACAGGAGCTGGTACTCACTGACTGGGATGTGATCCGCTGATATAACGCCTTTCATAGTTCACCTTCCTTTAGGTTCTACAGCGTCATCGAAAGCCGGATGCTAGTTGCCATACGCTTCCCACACGACGTAATCTGTGGCCGCTAGCGTGGAGGTGGCGTCGAAGTCGAACTCCAGATAGTCCCCGTTGATCACGCACTCCCCCTTGCCAGCGATGGGTAACCCAGATGCGTTGAACGCAGACCAGGCAAGTACCGCTGGGGTGAACGGCAATTCTAGCGTGAACAATGACGCAAGGCTCTCGGCCGTGATCACGATAACGCCGCGAGCGACTTGTTTGTACGCCGGTGCCCCAGACTCGTTTAAGTTCGCGACGTTCCAAACATCTGCCGCATCGGCCAGCGTCTCGGAGACGGCAATGCTCGTTCCCGCCCCGATCTGCGGTGTGCCGCCTGTCCGGTCGGCGGGCTGGATGCGGACGCTGGTCGCTGGCGTGGTTGGCTGATCAGCCACCACCAGCTCGGTGCCCTCGTTGTTGATCGCGATGACGAGATTCGCCCGCGACTCGGCCGCGCTCGCGCCCTTCAGCACGTTGATGTTCGCGCCGACGCCCTCGAACTCATACACGTCCGATCCGATGGTCACGGTGTTGGTGTCCGTCGGCAACGTCGCGAGGAACAGACACGCCTGCGCGACGTGCCCTGTGTCCTCCGGCAGCTTGTTCACCTGCGTCACGATCGCGTTGATGCGATCGATGTTCCGCTTGTTGTGCGCATCGACGAGGTCCGTTCCCGGTTTCTGTTCCAATGCTAGTAAAGTCATGTTTGCTACCTCCTATGAGATTGAAAGGTTTGAATTACGTCTCTTGCAAGTATTTGCCCGCGTCAAAATGATGCGTTCGGCTTCGCCCTCTGCTAATTCATGCTCCCAAATTCGAAGCACACTCCAGCCCTCTTTCTCAGCAGCAGCGTCGTAGAGTCGGTGCTTATGGCCTAATCGTGCCCATCGCCGACGATTACGCTCCGCTTGCTTCTCTCGCTCACCCGGACGCTCGAAACGACGCTTCTGGGCCGCTCGCATTTTCTGCTTGGTCGCCTCGGAGCGTTTGCGGCCTTTGTTGTGCTTACCATGGCCGATGCGTTTCAGAGTCTCGGAACGCTTTCGACGGGTCTCGGCAGATTGTTTTCTTCCAAGACTTATCTCGCGGAGTTTCTGTCGGTGCGCCCTGCTTTTGGGTCTGCCCTTATGAGCCTTAGAAATTTTTGCCTTGTGCTCTTCCGAGAGCCAACCTCTCCTGCTAGATGCCATATCAAGACAGGCTAAGATCTTCTTCCGCTCTTCGGGATTCTGCATCCGGCGTTGAACAATCGTTGCGCGCTTTTCGCAAAGCTCATCAGATTCCTTTAGCCCGCGACGAGTCTCCCAAGCCTTTGCAGCAGCACGCCGAAGTTGCTTACGCCCCTCTGGTGTAGCCAGACGGCGATGCGCCGCTTCACACATCTTGCATTTCGTCGCTTCAGAAAGCTTACTGCCCTTTATCGACATCGGTACTCCTATGCTGTGACCGACTCAAAAATTCCTCTTTTCGACATGACGATTATGAAACGTTCAATCGTGTCCGCGAGCCAGAGTGATAGCTGCGCGTACGCATCTCCTGCTGCCGTTGTGACCGGGGTGTTGATCTCCGAATCCACCTTGATTATGGCGGCTTCGTCTAACGACCTACCCTGGAGGGCGCGCTTTCTCCACTCGGGCAGGAAGTAAGCTTTCAGCGTTGTGAGCGCCTTCTTCCACTCGATTGGATCGTTGATTGCGTAGATGATCCAATCGAAGTTCTCACGCAACACGTTCTCTGTATGGCACATGTACTCTCGCTGATGCTTCCACTTCCACTCCGGGCTCAGGTTCGCGGTGCGGTCTCCCCAGATCACGAAGTTGCCCTTCACCTTCTTGATGATCGCTACGCCCAGCGGGTTCAGTATCTCGTGGTCGAGAATGGCCTCGCCCGTCGGGATCTTCAGGATCGCTGGCAAGATCTGATCTTCGCCCGCCTCTGCTTTGTGGTATCCGCCCCAGTCATTTGCGGTACGGGCTTCGCGCCCGTGGATCATCCCCGTGTTGGATACCAGCTTCAGCCTGCCCTGGCCCTGGCCCTCTGGATCAGTCACGTAAGCATAGGACGGAAAAGCGTAGACCGAGAACTCGCTACGGCCGATCGTGTCGTTCACGTAAGTCTGAACCGCGTCTTCTGTAACCGTAGCGCTCGGGATCTCAACGCGGTACTGATGGTTCTTGGCATCCGCGTACGCGATACCCGCCTTCTGCACCGCTGTCGACGTAACGCCCGGCGTGGCCATCTTGACCAGTCCGAGGTTGCGGCCGAGAATGCGGTCGAATGGCGAACTGCCTAAGTTCCAAGCCTGCTGGTTGTAGTCCGCATCCGTGAGATCCGCGATACCGTCCTTTCCTTCCTCCATCTCCAGCGGAGCCTGGAGCATGAAGAAGTCGTCAATGGCACCGGCTGTGGTCAGATCCGAGCCCGGCGCTGCGGTCACTGTCTTGTGATCGTTGTCCACGATACGGTATTTCTCACGCGGAGAGTTCACCTTGTCTGGCCAGACGTAGCCGTTGATCAAGGCGTCTTTGACGAACGGGCGATAGACCAGCGTTGCCACGTCGCTGACCTCCCAAGCGGTGCTTCCGGCTGTGAGAGTGAACGGCGGAGACCAGTCGTTGTTCGGCGTATACAGCACCCCGACCGTACCATCCGCGCCCAACGATCCAAACTTGTCGCTGACGACGGTGAATGTCGTGGGTGCAGTGAACGTGAGAGTGATGGTCTGATCTACCATATCGTCGGTGGTGGTACCCAGCGCGCAGGTTCCGTTACCATCGCCCACTACATCCGGATCGAAGTCGTTGATGTAACAGGTTAGCACCGTGGCGGTCACGGCCGAGATTTTCCCGTAGTAGTTCGCGGGCCGATCATCGGCGGTGAGCGCTCCGGACAGGAGGTCTTCTACTACTACCTCGTCGTTGTTGCCATCGTTGTTTATGATGTTTTCCCAGAATCGAGAGTCTGTCGGTTCAACGGAAAGATTCGTCCATGAATTAACCAGCGCGCCATCCACGTAAACGAAGATCCCGAACTCCGTGTCCGGCTTCTCCTCGCCGTCCCGCACTTCCACGGAAAGCGCCTTGCTCTCGTTCTCCAGATAGACGTAAAAGCGCTTGTTCGCGTAGGTGGGGTCCGCTGCCGTTCAGTCGTCTTTCATGGTGGAATTGGAAGCCACGGTGATCACGCCGAGAGCTGTATTGCTCACGATGGGGTACAGTGTGTTTGCGACGGCGTCGAGCCTGATCCACCCACCCTTCCATTGATCCTTCGTGAAGTCCGTGGTGTTCTCGGTATCAAGGGTTGTGTTCGTGACCTTGGTATCCGATGTCACATCGTCGGTGTACTTCCGCTGCTTGCCGCCCCATCGACCGCCGTTCTTGGCCTTGATGGTTCCCATCGCTGCGCGGGGAACGCGGCGGCTGTACAGATTCATGACGGCCTGTTCCTCGTTCCCGTCCGTGATGCGCGTGAGCAGGAGCCCACCACGGCCCTGTGCCAGGCCGTAGTAATCGAGACACGCATCCGGAAGCAGGCTGTCCGGGAGGTAGCTCCCGCACTTCTTCAGAAACCGCGTTCGGTTCTGAGCTACAATCAACTCACCGACTTCGCCCTTCTCCAGAATCCCGGCGTAGCCAGCCCAGCCCAGTGCACCAGGTTCGATCTGTGGTTGACCTTCCAACTCCTCAATAACGGTTCCGGCTCCTCTCACCGGTCCTATTCTGCGTACCATTGGCTAACCTCCTCTTACGGTGGAACAATAACGTCCATATCTCCAGTTAGGTGGAACTTCTTGATCCCATATCCGTCCACGGCGTCCCGTAGGTAGTAGCGTACGCCCACGATGCTAAATCGAAGGCGGCCCGTGTGGATGTCTCCACGGTTCGCGGCGGTTGTCATATCGAATTCATCCAGCACCCATAGTCTGTACTCTTCGTCCGTGCCAACCGAACGTAGGAGCGGGTTGTTTGCGAAGAAGCGTTTTACCTCCGTCGCCAACCGCTGGAGATCCACGCCCTTATCTGTCAATAGATGCATGAGAATTTCCAGATCTCCAACAAGTGGGCGCTGGAGAGTTACCGCTGTGCCGTCATTGCGATTGACCACACTTTCCTTCTGACCGCGAACCGAAGCATCCACCAGATTTATGTCGTCGAGTACGATTGCCGGAACCTTCTCGACCTCGGAATAGTCCTGACTGGTTGTGACCGCCACTTCCGGTTCCCACAGGAAATCAACCCACACGGTCTTGCCCTGCGCGATGGTGGATGTGAGCGTGATCACCTTCGTGCTCGGGGTGTAGGTGTCCAGCAGATCCGTGAGGTGGTTCGGATCATCCGTGTCGTTGAACACGGCGTCCACATCTACGATATTGTACGGCGTCTCGATTCCAAGATCGTCGAGGTCGAAGGTATCCGTTGTGGTGGCTGCGGTGAACGGCACACGCGCTCTCGGTCGGACACCATCGCGCAGCGCTGGAACCAGAGAGCGATAGATGATATCCTCCTGGAACTCGATCGCCGAAGCGTAGAGTACCTTGATGGCCAGGACCTTCGGCGTAGCCACTTTATCGGTGGTCTTCAGATTCAGGATCACCTGCAACTTGCGTTCCGTAACCGGATAGGTCCCGATATTGGCTGCGACTTCCTCCTCCGTGTTCCAGTCGCTAGCTCCGGCAGCGACCCACGCAGCCCCGCTCCAGTACCGGTCTGTCGTCCCGTCAGATATCTGGTAGCCGACGCTAGTGACCTGCACCGTGTTCACTTTCGTGTGCAGTACTTCAGCCTCGAATCCGATCCACTGCTTGACGCTCTCCGGATTAGAAACCCATGTCTTCGCGTAGAGATCCGAGGTCAGCGGATACCCATCGGAGCCAGCTTTCAACTGTAGCCAGTGCTCGTCCGGGTTCAGGCGCACGTCTGTCCCGAGCGTGATCTTCGCCCTCACGTCCTCTGAGAAACGGAACTCCTTGATGAGCTTAAGCAACCTCATTTCGCCAACTCCCGGAGTGTCTTTGCTATAGCCACTTCCCAGTTACGTTGCGCTTGCTTATGCAGCGCTGGATCGTCAAACGCGATCTCGATGAACGGCCGTTTCGGGTTGATGATCGCTGGCTTCTCAAGCCTTCGCCACGGACCCTTGAAACGCTCCCACAACTCGGCAGCGCGACCAGTAAGATTCAAATCCGGGCGGTGCTGTTTGAGCCAGAGATAGTAGAACATCGCACGCATCTTCTTAGTGACTGTGATGACTACCCGTTCGTGCACTGTCATCGCAATGTTGTACAGCTTGTCCATCTTGAGCACACCGACGAACGCTGTGAAATCGTCGATCAGTTTGTGCGTGATTGCCTGCCTCATGTCGCCGGTGTCGACAAGCGGTCTCTTACCCGCGCCCTTGATTGCCACGGATAGCTCGGCGTTCGGCTTGACATCGCCTTTTGTAATCGCTTGACGGATGCCACGCACGGCCAGCAGCGCGTTGATGCCCGTGGCACGACGCATGTGTTTGCGTGAGGTGGCACGAAATACCCGTGGATCCAGTGCCCTCTTGAACTCCTTCCACTTACCAGTCTTTTTGAAACGAGTGCGCGCCATCTCAAGCCACCCCGCGCGTTTGCTTCGCTGGCTGCCTGTCCGAAAAGTGGGCCTTGACCAGAGTCGGTCCGCCCGCAGAGGGATAGTGTGAATTAAATTCCAAGCGATCAACGTACAAATCGCAGTCAACATCGCCGAGCTGCTTGAAGCAATCGTTATCCTGTAATGTCACACCAGCGGCTTCCAGATCAACACGCCGGAACAGCACGTAACCGACTGCGCCCTCGCGCGGTCCACCCTTAGACGGCTCCAAGCCCAACTGTGTTCCCCATTTCACCTGACCGGGTATGACTACGATGGTTTTCCTGGCGGCGCCCTGCGCGGGCTCTCTAGCGTCCTCGTCGTAGTACGTACCAGCCCTGTCTATTTTTTCTACGTACACATCCACGGGGTGTAGCAAGCGAGGCAGGGTCATGACTTTCTCCTCGCATTGTAACGCAGAAGCCCTTCTCGAATTTTTGTCTTGCTTTCCGCACTGTGCCGTTTCCCTCTGTGAGACAGGCTCATTTTCTTTCGCGTCGCGTCGCTGTGCTTCTTTCCTAAATGTGCTCTGCGGATTTTTTCCCGCGTCTCGGTGGAGGTCTCGTGAGTCAGGCCCATGTGAGCAGCAGCCATATTGGCCCGGGCTTCTTCTGAATGTTTCCTACCGAGATTGGATTGCCGCAGCTTTTCGATGGTCTCGGGGCTTACGATCTTGCCCCGATGAGCGTCGCCGATTTTTCTTTTGGTGGCATCCGTGTGTTTACGCCCACGATGAATTTTGCTTAGCTTCGCCTTTGTCTCCGCGCTGTATTTTTTACCCAGATTGGCTTGGCGCAACTTCTCGCGTGTGGCCGCAGTGACTTCATGACCCATCTGCGATGCACGAAGTTTTTCACAAGATTCCTTGGACCATTTGGTACCCTTGAATCTTCCCTTGATCTTAGCCTTTTGTTCCTTAGTCCACTTGTAGCCTCGACTCCCGATCTGCCCGCCCTCCACTGCGTTGGTCAATTTGTTACCGATCTCTTTTTTGAGATAGGCGATCCATGCCCTTTCGGCATCTCCAAGTGTTGAGGGACTGAGATGTTCTTCGAGAACCTCAATCCCGTACTTCAACCCAGCATCGCGGAGGTTTTGGATCCAGCAGCTTTTGTGGTCCTGTCCCTTGCGGTACCAATGGGCACGGGCGCGTACGTGTCCAGTCGTGCTCATACCAATATACCGGATCAATCCGCTACGAGGATCGGTCAGACCGTAAACTATGTATTTGCTCATGCTCATGTGTACGACCATGCGACTGGCGACGCCACCCCGAGTGGCGCACGATATAGAGTAATGATGTCCAAAATCTCCGGATCGCTCGTGATGCCGCTCAGCCCCGGCTTGCGCTCTCCGAACCCGCCGCCAGCCGGCTGATAGCGGATTTCATGTCCGTCAGTTTTTTCGCTCAAGATTGCACCCAGCGCCGACGGGGATGGCGTTACAGCACCGCCACCATACATCGGGCTCGTCAGCTTCTCGATAACCAGTTTGATCAGGGCGCGTACGATTGCGTACGGAACGCCACCACCGACCATTCCATAAGCAGCGAATCCAGTATCGGCTACTGTCTCCGTGATCGCCTGGTTCCCGGTGGTGCCGCCCGCGTCGTTCTCCAAGCGAAGAAGCCCGCCGGTCTCGATGGTGCCCGCCGTGATGTCCAGCGCAGCGGCCCCGTTGATCGCGGTCTTAGCCGTGGCCGCGACTTCGTCCGCCGTGGTATCGCCAGACACATCCACGCGCACGTTCGTTGCATCGTATCCGCTAGGCGGTACGTAAGATCCAGAGACATCGAAATAGAACGTGACTGCCGGATTCGTGCCGTCGGGGAGCACGAAGGTCTCGCCATCGACTAGTTCCGCCTTCGTAACGAACTGAACGGCACCATGCGCCGGGATACCGTCTTCCACGTAACCGAACGCGCCTTTCACTTCCTGGTTCTTTCGGCCGAGATGAAACTTCAGACGTCCGTAAGTGAGTGGAGCTGTATAGATGTCTCGCACAGCATCAGGGCTAACCAGCGAGATCTTGGGATTCCTACGATTGTCTGGGTAGGACTTTTCGGAGTAGACCTTGTACAGGCTGGCGTCAAGCGCGGCGGTAGAGCCGTTCAGTTTCAGATGCTCTACCGAGATGATCGGCACGCCGAAGAAGAGGGTATCAGAATCGTTGCCATCGAGCAGGAGAGTGAGCGTTCGTGACTCAAACCACTGCCGACATGCTCTGTCCAGCAATTCCTGCCAGGTTCGGATGTAGTCCACGACCTTCTTGTCCGGATACTTCGTGATATCCGTCAAGCCCTCGTCGCGAACGTCCTGCACTGTTACGTAGGCGCCCAATCAGACGGCCCCCTTCCAAAAGTCGTCGGCCAGCCGCTTCCGCAACTCGGCTCTCTTGGTCCATGATGTCTTTCGCTCGACCTCCGTCGCGCCGCCGAAGGTGAACACTCCGTTCGCACCTCGCGTGTACGAAAGCTGGTAGTGCGTGCTCGGATCGTGCAGCTCATCCTCTTTCGTGAACCAGTTTATGCAGGCCACGATTCTATCGGCGTAGACTTCGTTGATCCAGAGATGCCGAGGCTTCTTCGGAAGTTCCAACCCCTTGAAGTGCTCTGTCAGAGCGCGGTCCATCTTCTCGTTGAACTCGCCGATCGATTCCTGATTTCGTAGAGGTAGGTCAGCCTTCTCGACCATTACCACCGTTCCGACCTGAGCTTTTTCGGTTTCGTCGTTCACTGCCTCACCTCTGTTCCGGATCGAATCTGCGTCGTCCCGGCTTTGAGAGTGCGATACGCACGTTTGCGATCTGCTCCCGGTGGACCATTACCGACAGCCGCACGTCGTCCGCGAAGCACAGCAGCCTTTCTCCGCCCTTGTTCCTGCGCCCATTGTTGACGACTGGCTCGGCCGTCAAGACCACCTGACGAAAATCCCCTGGACGCGGAAGCGAGTACGTTATGCCGTTGTGAGAAACGGTCAGGCCCGTGATGGCCTCCCGAAATGCCGGGTCTTTCAACCTCTCCAACCATGAACGCGCTTGCTCCTCGTCCTCAAGATCGATCTCCACCGTTCGTCCGTCAGCGCTGTGAACCCGGAGCACCTCCGAAGACCTCCAGCCCGTGCTTCAGGCTGTCAGAGCGAGAGTCAGTCTTCCTTCTCGCGGTTGCTGCGCCGACGCCGAGAACGCGGTCTCGCCTCTTCCGGTGTTGGTTCGACTGCCTTGGGCTCCGGATCCTCGGATAAATCCGGAGGTGCGGCTGGTTCGGGCTCGGACTTTGATGTGGGAACGTCCGCCAGCTTCTTGCTGAGTACTCGGAGGTTTCTGGCCGTGTCCGGACGCTGGTCAAGAATAAAGCGGAACTCGTCGTCGGTAATCCATGTCGCGGAACCAGGCCGGAAGTGCAGAGCGCCCTTCACGGAACGCTTCGCGCCCGCAGGGAAACCATCCACCTGTTGAGGGAAGGAAGTCTCTTTCAGTTGTACGAGAACTTCGCCCATTTCGCTCACCTCTACGGCTTGGCCTTCCTTCTTGGTCTACCGCCCTTGTTCACCGACTCCGGCTTCGTTTCCGCAGCCTTGGCAGAGGCGGATTCAATCTCCGCTTTCCGCGCCGCCTCCTCCGCTTCAAGATCCGTCATGGTGAAGAACCCACAGTTGCGCACCAGCTTGATCAGCTCGGGATCGGTCAAGGTCTGGGGTGTGCCCCTCACGAACGATGGTCCGTTGCGAAAGGAGTACGACGAACCTTCTTTTAACTCTGCTCTCACTCGTGCCATCTTGAGAAACCTCCTGTTTCCAATCGATAGCGTTTCAGATTTTCAAAAGCATCCGGTAGCTACTACCTACTAGATGCTGCTGCCGATGTTGATCCCCTTGACCAGCGCGGTGTCCTCCTCGAACTCGCAGGCAACCGACGCATGAATGGCGTATTGGTCAAGACGGGCGAAAATTCGGCGGTCACGTTCTATGGAAATGCTTGTATTTATTGCAGAAATGTAGTTCATATAGTGTGTTAGCACGATCTGCGGGTTCGCCTTGTACGTGACCTTCACGGTCGCACCGGATCCGATAGTGCTTCCGCCTGCTCGTGCGATCGTACCTGCGGTGTAGTCCACCACGTAGTCGGTGTCCTCGGTATATGCGTCTTCCGGAGTCGCGCCCAGCGTCGAAGTCGTCACGACCACGCTGCTAATCGGGCCGTAGCGCAGGGCCGTGGCAGCGGTACCGGTCAGGACCACGTGCTCGACTACCGGCGGCAGGAGGTCCAGCAGCGGGACTTCCACCAGCGGGATGCCTAGGGGTGCGTGCGGTGCGCCGCCGGCCGTTGCATCGCCGAGCGCGGTCGACCGCGACGCCAGCTTCTCGTAGTAGAGGCTGGCCAGATCGGGCGAGATGAAAAACCGGAGATCTCGTTTGTTGCGCCGGAACTTCGTCGGCATCTTTCGGACCATTCCGCCGAATACGGAAATGCCTATGTTGGCTCCCTGCGCGTCGAACGAGTTCCCGCCGTCGGCCAGACGGAACCAGCCGTCGAACAGCGCCATGAGCGAGTCTTTGCGGTACCTGGTGGCGTCTGCGCCGCCTGGGTAGTTGCTTTCGAGGATGGCGTGTCCGTTGGTATCGCCGTTGATGTAGAGTTCCTCCCAGTTGTTGGCGAAGGCCTTGGCCATCATTTTCACCACATGGTCCGCCACATTCTCCTCGATGCTCCGCTCCTTGAAGAGATCGCCGATCTCGAAGGGCACCATAACCGCCTTGGGGGTCAGAGTGACCTTGGAAGTCGTGACGCCGATCCTTACGCCCGGATCCGTCGCTTCCGTGAACGGGACCATGACGCGTGCGCCGACTCCGATCTTGTCGATGTCCAGTGCTTCGTTCCGGAAGCGCTCGATTCTCGCGTTGTTCTTCAGGATCGTCTCGTCCACCACGTAGTCGATGAATCGGTCGGCCTGCTTGGGGTTCAGCTTCCCAGACGTTGCAAGGGTGTCCAGCAGGATCGCTGCCTTGCGCAACAGTTCTTCGTTTGAAATACCGCCCATGGTCTCCTCCTCCTATTCTTAGAGAAAGTTTGTTATCCTGTGCTACGAGGCCAGATGAGTCTTTCAGATCACGCCGCCCCAGAACCCATCCTCCTCCTTCTTCTCAACTCGTGCGGCTGCGGTGCCGTCTTCGATACCTGATCCAGCCTTCCGCTCCTTCACCACTTCTTCTAGTTGCTTGGTCACATCGGCGAGCTGCTTGCGCAGCTCCTCGACTTCGGGTTCCAGCTCCGACTTCTGGGCACCAACGGCCTGGACCCCTTGGGCTGCGGGCTCTGCCGCACCCGTGAGCGCCTTCAGCGCATCACCGAGCGCCTTTCTGGTATCCTCGTCTCCGACTTCGCCCAGCAGCTTGATCATCTGCAGAGCCGTGTCCTTGATCGCGCCGATTCTTGAAGCGGTGAACTTCTTCCCCTTGCTCACGGCCTGGCCCTTGACGATCACGCTCCCATCATCCATGACTTGTACCGCGGGGATCTCCGCATCCGCGCCCGGATCAGCCACATCGTCAGACTTCTTGGCAGGCGCTGGATACCCGCCAGCGCCACCGGCAGCGCCCGGCTTCGGGTACGGATATTGACCGCCCACGACTTTGTTCAGGAAGGACACGACGCGCTTGATCGCCGACGCGAGATCTGCGGGCACGGCCTTCGCGACCTCGTCCTTTTCCGCTTCCGGGATCGGAAGCTTGCCGTTGGCGGCCTTGGCCATGAACTCCGCGACGCTCTTGATCGCCTTCTCCAACTCCTCGGTCAGCGCCTTCTTCGCCTCCTCTTCCGTCGGGATGTCCTCGGCCTTGCCAACCGGCTTCGGGTACGGGTATTTTCCTCCGACCACCTTGCCCAGGAAAGTCAGAACCCGCGCGATGGCCGGACCGGGCGCGCCCTTCATGCGCGAAAGGCGCTTCATCCACGCCGATACATCGCGGATCGCCTTGGCCAGATCGGCTGGTAGCGCTTTTGTGATCTCCTCGTTGTCCGACTCCCAGAACGATCCTGGATCGCCCTCGGTTTCGGGCAGTGCCTTTTCGACTTCGGCGATGCCCTCGAAGATAGGCTTGAAGTCTCCGCCATCCTCGTTCTTCAGCAGTGCGTCCACTTCCGCTTGAAATGCGCCCATTTCTTCCTCCTTGAGTCGTTTGATGATCAGAAATTTACGGAGGTTCGCTGCGCGATCTACCAGCGATACCTCCCGAACGTCTACGTCGAGAATCCTGCGTGGGTTGTCCTTATCGTTTTCCGTCTCGCCCATCCGACTAACTCCCCTTTGGAACGCAAAAACCCCGGACGGCTTATGCCATCCGGGGTCCGGTTTTCTCCGATACCTCGTTTTTTTGAGTCGTCTACTTGTTGCCTAACTCGCTCCCCAGCTCTTCTAGCCGCGTCCAACCGCGACTCTCGTTGACGTAGACGACTTTGCCTGCTTCAAATTTCAAAGTAACCTGACCGAAAAAACCACGCTGCTTCAGGCTCTCAAAGTACAAACCTAGAAGATTGCATTGGGTCTTTCCGTTCTCATGCCTCAATTGTGACAAACTGTTGTTCTTGCTGTCAAGAGATTTATTTTTGTTCATATTACGGTTGCCACTCCCTGAATAGAAAATCCGGTGATTTCCCCCTTCTTCACCTTCTTCCATAGCGTGTCGTCGTTAATCTTGTTCGACATGAGCCACGTACCCTTTGTCACCTTCTGATCGCCGAGTTTGAAACTCGTTTTTGCTATCCAGGACTCGACCAACTCCACGCCTATCTCTCCGAACATCGTGTGCAGCACCCCGAGCTGAGTCTCGCGGTTGTAGCTCGCCAGAAACTTGTGTGCTGCGCGCTCGATGGCCTCAGCATCGATTGTATCGCCCTGCGCGTCCACCTCGTCCGGTTCTAGGACTATGCCGGTGACGATTCGCTTTTCCTTGTCCACCTTCGCGATCACGGTCTCGTTGACGAACGCCGCTTTGAATACCTCTGCCATTTCTCCAGCCTCCTTCTTCACCTCCGGACCCGGGACAGAAGGCTGCCACAACCAGTCGCCGTCCGAGCGCTTAGCCTCGTACAAGCCTTTCAGTAGCTCGCCCTTGATCTGCACCTTCAGAAACTTGTCGCTGTAGGACAGGACCGAGGCTTTTCCGGAATCCAGGATCTCGATGTTTGAAGGCGTGGCCTTCGTCGGGTTCAGATAGTGACTCGGCTTGATCTCGCCCTCGAATTTCATGCTCTCCTTGTGCGGATCGTCCTTCACGTCCGCCGCGAGCCGCTTGTTGTCCAGCGGGTTCAAGTACATCTCAACGACGATCAGTTCCGGTCGACCAACATCCAGCCGTAGGTGCCAGAGCGTTCGGGACGGACCGACGCGGATCTGGATCGGACCTCGCCAGGTCTGCTCTTGAAGCACGAATCGTGCGTCGAGCATGCTGGCCTTCGTGGTTCGCCGCTTGTACGGCGCGGTGTAGTCGATCTCCACGTCTTTCGCCTTGATCGCCAGTTGCAGCGCGTCACGAGTCTGCTTGGCCTTGGCAGCTGTCTTGCTTTTCCAGTAGCGGTACTCGACCGGCACCTGCTTGCGGATAGCCTTTGGCAGCGCTGAGATTCCCACCGGAGGCATCCAACCTTTTTTTACGGCGTCGCGGTCGAGCACATAGGGAGTCTGATCGTCTGGACGGATACACAGCCAAACAGGTCCAGGCAACTCAGACTCCTCTGAAGGTGGGAGTACCGCTTTACTCAGCACCTCGCCTTTCAGGTTTTCAGGTAGATCCTCATCGTCTGGAGTGCCGTCTTTCTTCAACCGAAGCTGGCGGAAGAAGATCCGGTAGTTGAGCGCCTTGCCGACCATTGCATACTCGTGGAGCCAAACTTTTTGAGCCAAGTATTCAGCCTCGCCCTGGTCCACGATCTGGAACACGCCAGGGAACTCTCGCGTCCCTCCCACGGGTGGCGGCTTGCCCTCCTCAGGCATCTTAGTGGCACCTTCGACATTGAGCCAATCGTACGGCTCCGCTGCCTTCCGAACCGAGTTGATTGAAGTGCGAACTGGCTCTTTCACACCGCGCTTGCGCCTCTTCGCCCACTCTCCGGTGTTCCAGTTGATCTTGGAAATCTCATCCATGCGCGTTCGGCTCAGCGCCCGAGCCTGCGATAGCTTGGTGACGGGTTCTTTGATCTCTCCCTTGATGCCGGTGAGCAACGTCCAGCCGATTAGCAGACGCTTCGGTCGCAGTACAATGCGGAGATCCGAATGCATAGATTTTCCGCGAAAATGATGCTGCACAGAATAGGCATAAGGCGCCTTGTCTTCGTCCGGGATCTCCATGTACGGATCGGCTTGTTTCTCTACCGCGCGGGTTGGGAGG